CAAGCTGATAGACATGATGCCTAAATCATACCAAGATGATATTGACGGGATGGTTTATTACCTATCCGGAAATTTCGTTGAGTTAATGTACGCATCGGACTGGATCAAGGACGGGGAAGGTGACAATACTTACAATTGCGCAAAATCCTTCGACAAAGAGAATCTGATGGACAATATGGTTGACGCTATCGAATGGCTTATCAGAGAAGGGCACTTGAATAAGAAATTCCTAACAGATAAATGCGGCGATTGCCGACTTATCGAGGATGAAGACACAAACGGAGAGGCTTGGTGCTCATTGCACCAAAAGCCGGTAAATTGCAATAGTAGAGCTTGTGAGGATATTTTATAGAAAGATATGCATGACGCATGTTTATATCCTACTTGTCTTATGTAGAATTAATAGTAATATTGAGAAACGTAAATAATTATGAATGAACAGGTATTATCAGTAGAACAAATGCAACACCTTATTAAATTAGGTATTGACGTGAGTAGCGCGAGCATGAAGTTTATAAGCACCCGGCCAAGTTGTGATTATAGTGAAGATGATGAAATCGAGTTTATACCAGTCAGTGTTAATTTCTATGCTGAACGGTATAATGAGCATGGCAAGACATTTACCTTGCAAGATATGTTGGCTCTCATGCCAAAACAGATAGATGACTATACATTGAATTGGTACATATCAGAAATGATTTTCAGATATGATAAAATTGATTTCTGTGGTAAGTTTGAGGTGTTAGGGGATTTCTCGTACTATTTCAACGAGAATGCAACAATCTTAAATGTAGCCTATGATATGCTCTGTAAGCTCGCAGAATGTGGATATTTAAACAATAAGATTAACAATGGAAAGAAATATTGATATGGGACAGGATGTAGAAGAAGCGGCTCATTTATTCGCTGAAAGCAGGAGTAGCGGTAGTGCATTCCCGGCGTATTATCAGGGATTTATAGCCGGTGCCGAATGGCAGGCAAAGCAATTCCCGTGGATAAGCACAAAAGATAAGTTACCTGATGATGAAGATCTGGTAATAACTGGCTGCTGGTGTACTGATTATTTTAAATACTTACAACAGGGTTGGTATTGCAGAGAATGTAATGAATGGTATGATATTAATGGTGATAAAATTTGTGTTACCCATTGGATGCCTATACTCGATCTGAGGAATAGTATTAACCGAGCCTTCTCATGAAGGCTCATAATTAAAGAATAATGAATTTATGGTATTATCACATGAAACAGTCAACGCCTACAAGGAACTGTTGACAAATCCCCAAAAACATGGCTTACAATTTAAGCCATTGCATGAATGTTTTGAAGAAATAGAAGAAGTAACCCCCAAACATTTATTGTTTGAAGACTTCGCAAATTACCTTCAAAAGCCTTTGCCCAAAGTGGTATTTTATATCATAATGGATGAATTGTACTCTCATCTGATAGATAAGGATGAGAAAACGAAAGATTTAGGATATAGATTGAAATTGATAGCAAAACAGTAAGAAATCATGGAAGAAAACAAAGAAAAATCGATCAAACTAGCTATAGAAGCTATGAGGCCCTTACCGGTAAACTCTTTCGCCGGATATTGCAGCGTAGGCGATGATCGGTCTCCGGAAGAGAAGCATAAAGATGATATGAGATTCTGCAAGGAGTTTAATGAGCTTCAATCGGATATGCTCATAACCTTGGCCAGCAAGATAGAGGCATTTTTAGATGCCCAAAGAAAAGACTCTGTAGAATCAGTGAATATCAATCATCCTACAGTTTTCCCGGACGGGAGAAATTGTTGCGTACCACCATATATCGATCGCATGAGCCAATAGGCATCCAAGCCTTTTGATGATATTGATAAAAATTTAAAGGATATGGGGAACGATGCGAAACGAAAAGACTCGTATGCGATATCATGCCAACGCAAGATATTCCTTTCGTCCGAGAAACAACATAAACAACTTAATATATTCGTGAGACATAAAAACTTTTACTCAAACAACTATAATTTAACCTCTAATAATATGTGCGTACTTATTTACGACGGGGATGTAGAAATACAATCCCCTAAACAACTAGAGGATCATTTCCCGCAAATCACGAAAATGATCCCAGCGGAAGGGTATGACAATATCATACCGGAATCTTGCCTGTGCCAAGTGGACATAGAGAATACTCTTGATAGTGCCGGAATAAAGTATATTGAAGATTGCGGGGACTATATAATCATTAAATAATAAATAAATTGAAATCATGAGATTAAGACACGCCAGCATATGTATTGGACGGAGGCCGGGAAGAAGTTCATCCTTGATTTGTATAACCTTAAAATTTCAGTCTAATGAGAGATAAACCTTTTTATGAGCTGTTATCACGCATAGATGAAGACAGTTTATTGGCCAACTTTTTCAATAAGGTGTTAGGGAATTTGGATATGGCGAGAATCATATCCGCACCCCGTACTTTTCGTCATAAAGATGATGAAAATAGCCGATATTGCATTGATCTTTTTTATGATACATGCTTGTGGGAAATGTATCTTCATCAATTCATATACAAGCTGAATGGATGGATAAAAACACTGGATGAATACCTGACAGAGTTTGGTGGGAGCTGGAAATATTACGCTTCCTCGAAACGTGTCGAGAGCGTTAATGAATATGGCGGCGATGACGATGACTATAACGAGGATGGAAGCGTGAAAGTCATGGATATTCCCAATGACAGGCTTGAGCCTTACTCAGTCATAAGGGAGTTGGTCTGTGATGATTGGATAGATATAGTTCAAGAGACCATCCCGAAAGATTTGGAGAGGCTATACGGATGCCTACAAGCAGAGGCTAATTTATCCATAGCGGATTTTTTCAAGGACAAAATGGGAGTTGATATACCTATGTATCAAAAAGATGACAATGGCAATATGGTTAAGATGGGATTCGCAGACAAAGTATTGCATAAAGCCGCTGAACAAAACAATTCAGAGGTCATGGGATCGTATGTATTGTTGGCATGCTATTGTATGCATGATCTTGTCTCCGCCATAAAATCGTTAAATCCATTTGAAGACAACGTGGAGGCATTGACTAGCGTAAGGAATGACTCAGTGCGGTTTCTATCCATGTCCTTTAGTAATATGGATGTCGTAAAAAAATACATGTCATCATAACAGGCACATCAAGGCCATCTAAATGCAATAGGTTTTGATCAATATGTCAAAACCTATTACTTATATCATATAATTTTATCGCAAAAAATGGAACAGCAAGATATTTCATTATCCTATGGGATACACCGTTCTCCATCTATTGGAAACGAGGGGGAATTATCAGAATGCGTGAATCTGATACCAAAGAATGGCGAACTGGTGAATATACAGCCTCCAAAAGAACTAGGCATAACCCTTCCGGAAGGATCGATACTTATGTACGTGCATCGGACAAAGGATCTCCTTCACTATATCTTTTTCCAGACGAATGTTTTACGCTATGCGGATACGGACGGAACGACCCATCTTATAGGGGCGAACCAATATGACAAAATTCCCAAAGCTATCACGTCCATAGGAAACACCTTGATTGTAATAAGCGAAGATCCTATAAGATATTTACTTTGGGATGGAGAGTTTTATAAGGAATTAGGAGATAAGCCCCCCTTCCCTATCCTGTCATTCGGATTGGTAGGATCATTGGATAAGACCGAACAATTGTCCGTATCCGTTGATCCTCCCTATAATGGAGCCTTTACGGAAGATCAACTATCAACTATCAGTAATTCCGTAATGGGATATGTCTCAAAATTTATCAGGGAGAGAAGTGTAGATCGAGGCATGTTTATATATCCGTTCTTTATTCGTTACGCTTATAGACTATATGACGGAACGTCTTACATGCAATCAGCCCCGATACTGATGATACCATCGTCCGGAGTAACTCCTCACGTTCCATTTACTATTGACGTGGACACAGAGGATTTTGACGCAAAGATCATTGTAAACTTCATTATATCCTCAGTGGTATGCTCCATTAATTACAAAGTCAGCGGAATGGGGAATCAAAGGGAATGGTGGAAGGACATAGTTAAAAGCCTTGATATATTCATAACGCCGCCAATATACACCTTTGATTATTATGGGGAGATTAATGGGGCACAAAAGATATCAGACGATAACGGTTTCGGGGTGTACTCTATAGGTGGAGGATATTACAATAGGCATACATTCGAGGAAGCCTTGTCCATAGCCCTGCCGGGATCAGGTTATACCGATCAACTCGTCTTACCCGGAAAGGCCATGGATAATAAGGTGCCGGATAATTCATTGTTTTACAAAGTAGCAAGCATAGCGTATGAGGACTTGTGCGGTTATAACGGGGGTGAAAGACGCTCTCTAACTTTAGAGGATAATGTGCTGGGATCGTTGCAAAATCGAGAGCAACTTGTTGACGCGGACGGGTACCAGAATTTAGATTGGCTAATACCTGATTATTCCTATACTTATAACCAGCGGTTAAATATAGCTAATATAAAAAGGATACTATTTGATGGTTATCCTCCGGAGTCCATGGTAACGTACAACGACGGTAGCAGCACGTTGAGCATAAAGGTTTTCATAAGAGAAGGAGAAAAGGATATCGTCGTTCAAACATCCTCCTCATATAACCTTGGTATCAATTTGCATTACCTATATTACCCCAACGCTAACGCATACAAGATGGTGATAACACGGAATTCGGACGGATACCAAGCGATCGTTACCCTCTCTCCGCATAACACGCTGAACGGGGCTTACTATTTCGACTCATACGCCCCGATCATATTTAAACCGGGCAGCGATAGCACACCAATATCAACGGACAAGTCGGTCAATATGCCAAACAAGATATATACGTCCGAGGTCAATAACCCGTTTTATTTCCCGTTGGCGGGAATAAACACGGTGGGAACCGGTGAGATCGTAGGTATCCGATCCACCACTAAAGCACTGTCCCAAGGGCAATTCGGGCAGTTTCCCTTATACGCTTTCTCTTCCGATGGGATATGGGCCTTGCAATTATCGGATGCGGGATTGTATTCCTCCATCCAACCTATAAGCAGGGATGTTTGCAATAATCCGGATAGTATCACGCAACTGGATTCCTCGATAGTATTCAGTACCGAGCGTGGCCTTAAATTATTGCAAGGCTCCGATATCAGCCTTTTATCGTCATCGTTGGAAGGAGTAAATATTGATGAGACATTCTTTAATGTCAACCCGGATTTTAGCGATCTTTTCATCCCGGACACGGAAACTTTCGTAGAGACATTGCGAGCTTGTAAGATTGCCTATGATTATACGAATTCCCTATTGCATATTTATCCCAAAGGGACTAGAAAGCATTATGTATATTCTTTGGACACCGGGGAATTCTCCACTTTCGTAGGGGAAGAGGTCAAGGCCATGGCGCAAGATTATCCAAGCTCGGTAGTGCAAATAGGTAACGCCTTGTACTCACTGGAAAAATATGTCTCGGAAGATACCAGAAAAGGCATAGCGATCACACGTGCCTTGACGTTAGGAGATCCTTTCTCTTTGAAGGTACTAGTCGATCTTAGGACGTTGGGTTTACGAAAGGATGAGTCCTCGAAAATCAAGATAGCGGTATTCGTAAGTGCGGATAGGGAAAATTGGTCCCGGCTTAAATCTCTTAGGCAAAGGGCTTTTAAATACTATCGGCTCGTTTATTTCTCAAACCTATATGATTTAGATACATTATCAGGGACAAGGATATTGTTCGAGACCAGGAGAAATAATAAACTCAGGTAAAAAAATTACAGTATTCATTGCCATAATTTAAAAAAGTCATATATTTGTAACTGCAAAATTCGTAATATTTACGTAAATTTTCATAGTTAAGGTTATAAGGATAGTGGGTGCGTGAGCATACGCTATCCTATTTCACTTTTTATTCCCATTTTTATAACTGGCCGCTACCTTCAATAACTCAACAGCGGAATTAGTGTTTTTAGCGTCCTCGAACTTTATAGAGGATACCTTTGGCACCACGAACTCACTAGCCTTTAAATAAACAGCGCATTTATCCTTATCCTTTAGCTTGAGGAAAGCTTTCTTGAACTCTTCCTGATTGTCGATTACGAAATCACGGAAAAAATTCTTTATCTCCGTGTTCTTGTTCCGGGTTCCCTTCTCCCTTCCTCCCATCTTCATATGACCATTCTCAAAACCTTTTCCCATGATCTATAATCTGAAATAAACATCCTCAACCTGTGTCTCCCTTGCCTCTTTTATGATATTTCTTCGATCCTCCTCCTTTTGAGAGGCGTACATCTGTACCCTAGATGGATCTACCATCCTATACCAAAAAGATAATACGCTATCAACCACGAAACGGTGGATATAAACGGCCAATCTCCTCGGATCCCCACGCCATCCTCTTTCCATCACCAAGTTTATGATCCATTCCCTATCATCCTTCACCTCGTCCGTTACGGCACGGCTCTGAGCCCAAGGGGAAAACGCCCGTAAATGGCCGGTAGCCTCCGACAACGCGTCATTCACTTGACGAAACATCCAATCCGCCGTTTCCTCCGAGGTCTCCAGCCCAGCTCTTTCTTTCCCGGGAAGGCCCGATACATCCCCTACCTTCCATGTCTCGAAATCCACGTCATACTCGATCTCGCACCTCAATAGCGTTATCGTTAACTCAAATCCACGCATATCGACACGTGGCTGTATGATTTTCCTGTCTCTCATATTTCTCCTGTTTCTATAATGACATCATCAACAATTACATCATCGATATCCTTAAACGGCTTCCTCTTGCACTTTCGCGGGGTTTTCCTTGAATAGGCGGTTTCCTCTATCATGGACGCTATACCCTTTAACTCCTCCTCTATCTTTCCGGCTAGTTCCTCAAAGTAAATCAGGCACCAATTCCAAAGGACGAACCACACCACGTATTTATGGGCCAAGGTCGCCAATGACTCGCTATCATATCCTCCACGACGATCCTTCATGCGCAACACCCAATTCACGGCATCGGTATCCAATGAGTCATCCGAATCGCCGGGTATATCCTCCAAGATACCGGACAAGGAAACCTTTAAGGTCGCCACCGCTTCCTCTATCTTGCGTCTTATAAAAGTATCATCGGACTCGTTATCATCGGACTGCGAGGAGAATCTTTTACCGGGATCCTCCTTTCTCATATCTCCCAGCCTCCATGTCCACTGGTCAATGTCATGCTTTAAATATGTCCAACCTAGATTTATGTCCATATCATGCTTTTTTTAATAGCGGGGGATTCTTCCTGTATATGTTCTTCACGCACATGACAGACATATCCTCCCACAAAGATTTATAAACCCCTATCCTATCAGGCTTCCGATCGGAAAGCCAACTCATCATGGAATAACCTACCAGAGCGTCCAACAGGTTCTCGTCCAGTTTCCTATTGACGTTCCAACGTGTATCCTCCGTCCTGACCTCCCATACGAACCCTTCTTCCGAATAAGTGGAAGAGGTTATTATTTTGGCCATACCTTCTTCAAGAACCCTCGCCGCCTGTTCCAGATATGTCCTTATAAGAGGCCTGTCCTGTTCCGTTATCTTTATCTTTAGATATAGGCTTTCCCCGCTATCCCCGACGAGATCACGTCCCTCGAAGCTGGATAGCATCTCGCATTTATTTATCGCTTTTATATATTCAAACTCATATGTCATTTGTGATCCTTTTCTGGCAAAAATAGGGCTTTAGGTATGATTATTTTGTTATTTTGGTTATTCTGACAAAACCAAGTCCTTTTATTCGATTTATTTGCGATTAAAAAGACCAATCATGAAACGACTTATTCCTAAATCACGGTTTTCCCGACGCCCCACGACGGTTGACAGCGTCAAACACCGTATCAAGATATCAGGCACGGACAAGACCAACATACCTTTACTGTCTAGGTGCCAAAACGCTTGGGAAAACCTTAGCGATTTCAGGGCCACCCGTCTTCGTAATTTCCGTTACGTGTTCGGTGACCAATGGGGTGATATCGTGGTGGACAAGGACGGGAAAAGGATGAAGGAACGTGATAGGATAGCGAGGCGTACGGGAGGGGTCGCTTTGCAGAACAATCATCTTTTCAAGATCGTAAATACTTTGGCCGGGTTATACGCAAAGACCGCTACCCTTCCCGTATGTTTCGCCCGGCAGAAAGACGCGGATACCAAGTCACAGATGATGACGGACGCTTTACGGACCAACTGGGAAAATAACCTTATGAAAGATGTCCTCACCTCCGAAATGATAGAGTTTATTTGCGGAGGATGCGCCGTGGTAACGGAAGAATGGTCTAGCCATGACGATATAGAGGACAGCTACACCTACGTGGTCAACCCTTCCTATTTCTTCTATGAGTCGAAAGCCAATGATCCAAGGCACTGGGATGATTCCTTGATCGGGGAGATCCGTGACTATACATTAGGCGAGCTGGCCTCGGTATTAGCGGAGTCCGAGTATGATTACAGGCAATTGGAGGAGATTTACTCACCTTGGCTCAATCGTATGGAAAATCTGGGAACCCAGCAGACGGATCGTTTCATGGACGAGTCTTTCGACACGCCTCCCGCCGCCGACCTGTGCCGGACCTACCATGTTTGGACACTGGAGAACAAGCCTAGATACCGTTGCGTGGATATCATGGACACCGATGATCCTATATACAGGATAGAGCTTAGCGATCTTCCTGTCATCAAGAGAGAGAACGAGGATCGTATGCGTATGGGAATGTCACAGGGATTACCTCCGGAGGAGATCCCATTGATAGAATACACCTATATAATAGATCAATATTGGCATTTCCAAATGCTATCACCGGACGGACGTGTACTTACCGAGTATGACACGCCTTATGAATATAAGTCTCACCCCTATATTTACAAGCTACACTATTTGGTGAATGGACGGACAGTTCCTTTTATTTCCGTTATCATAGATCAGCAACGATACATCAACCGGCTGATCATGCTTAACGACTTGGCTATCCAATCAGCGGTAAAGGGAGTAAAGATGATCCCTAAAGACTCCGTTCCGGACGGGATGTCCAATCGTGAGTTCGCCGAGCAATTCGTTGAGATCGGATCATTTATTTTTTACGAGCCGTCCAAGAGCGGGAACAAACCGGAAGTCATAACATCGAACTCTACCAATATCGGTACCACGGAGCTATTGCAATTACAATTGAGTTTCATAAACGATATAACGTCCGTGTCGGAAGCCTTGCAAGGGAAAACCCCGTCGGGATCAACAGCGGCAAGCAGATATGCCATGGAAACACAGAACTCCACTACATCTATCGCTACGTTACTAACCAAGTTCTCCACGTTCGAGGCCGAGATCGCTCGCAAGAAGATGAAAACGATCCATCAATATTATCAATCCCCAAGGAACATATCGATGGAGAGATCAGCGGGTTATGCCACTTATAATGAGTATGACCCGAAGACAGTCCAAGATATAGATTTCAAGGTCAACATCAAGGAATCCGCTGAATCTCCGGTAGCGAGAATGATGTTAAACGACTTGGTGAAGGAATTATGGATGGCCGGAGCCATTTCCGCAGAGCAAATGTTATCACTATCATATTACCCCGGATCAGACCAGATACTTCAGTCCATTCAATCCAACAAACAAGCGGTTGAGCAAGGTGGAAATATCCAAGGTATCCCATCGGATCAAATGAACGCGATCAACGGACAGGTTGATCAATACGCGCTCAATAAGGCACGACAAGCCTTGATGTCAGCATAGAGGATAAAGTGTAATGTGTAATGTCACTTTCTTTTCCCTTCTATGCTCATCAGGTACCTTATCCTAGCCTTAATCTCATGAAAGTTTATAGGCTCGAACGACAACGATTCTATAA